TCTTAAACCGTTCCTGTTGTTTACTAAAACACCCCTAAACGATCTAGCTTTGTCAGCTACTTATACTCCTTTGGGTGTCTTTTCTAAAACTCGTAAACAGTTTTCTTTGCCGTTTGAAGAAATGGCAGGAGAAGAGGTTGAACGGTTGCTTGTGTCTCGTGGTGTTGATCTTGAAAATACACCATCTATTAAAGCTAAGTACGACGAAATTCGTGCTGACATAAAAGGACGCGAAGCTATCGGTAACCTGGCTGTAGCCGGTGCTGTGGGTCTTTTCTTGAATGATAGGATTACTGGCAACGGACTTTACGACAAACAAAAACAAGCTCTTCGACGGGAAATTAACTGGAAGCCCCGTTCTATTCGTTTGCCTGGTGGTGAATGGGTTAGCTACGATAACCTTGGACCTATTACTAACTGGTTAGCTTTGACTGTTGATGTCATGGATAACTTTGGCAGCTTGGCACCAAACGACATCGGTGAACAGCTTCATAAACTAGGCTTTGTTATGGCTTCTTCTATTACAGAAAAGACTAGCACTTCTGGTTTGGAAGCCTTCTTTGATGTACTTAGAGGTGATACCGGTACTATCAACAAATGGACTGCTAGTTTCTTGACCAGCGCAACTGTGCCTGGTTCTAGTCAACTCGCAGAGATCTCTCGACTTATGGACCCAGGTCTAAAGGAAGTTGAGATGAGTGTGTTTGATTTGATGCGTAACCGCAACCCAATGACAAAAGGTCAACTTCCTGCTGTCTACGATTGGATTGACGGTGGTGAGGTTGGTATTCCTGATACCTTTATGGCACGTGTATGGAATACCTATATGCCTTGGAAAGTTAGTGGCAGCATGAGCGATGAAAAACAATTCCTTATGGACATTGAATACGATGCTCGTCCTACTCTGCGTACCAACGGCAAAGGTATTGAATACACTAAAGACGAACGTTCTGAGATTACTAACATCATGGGACGTGATGGGTTGTTCAAAGATGGCATTAAACGTGTCATGCAAACTACACAAGGTAGAGAATTCAGACGTCGTTACAAAGAGGCAGTGGATGCAGGTCTAGAGCCTGATCTTAGCATCTTTGAAGATCTACACATCATGCTAGATCGTGAACTGCGTTATGCTATGAAGATGGCATCTGCCAAATCTTCTAGCCGCGATTCTGTATCTAGAAAAATGTATATTCAAGAAACTGTTGGTGGTTACTTACGTTCTGGTATGAAGAACGAAGCCGAACGGTTCTTGCAATACATGGGTGAATACTCTTATTAACTTACTAAAGCGTAATGGCTGTAACTCAAAACTCATTCACAGGAAATGGCTCCACCACCAATTTCTCTTTTACATTCCCCTATATTAAAGAAGCGGACGTCAAAGCTAAAATTGACGGCGTAAACACAACTGCATTCACACTAGCCAACGCAACAACGGTATCGTTTACTACAGCTCCGTCTAACGGGGCTGCTATTATCATTTTCCGTGATACCGACAACGACGAAAAAACAGCTACGTTCTTTGCTGGATCGGCTATCAAAGCAGAGGACTTGAACAACAACTTTGATCAGGTGTTGTTTACTGCACAAGAGGTTGACAACAACGCTTTGCAGACCCTTGGTGGCACCATGTCTGGTGATCTGAACTTTGGTCAGAACGCTAACATTGTCTTCGAAGGTGCAACAGATGATGCAAATGAAACAACTCTGACGGTTGCAGATCCTACTGCTGACCGTACGATCACCTTGCCCGACGTAACTGGTACTGTTGTCACGACTGGTGACACAGCAACTGTTGCTACAGCAATGGTAGCCGACTCTGCAATTACTAGCGCAAAAATTTCTGACGGTACTATTGCTACAGGCGACATTGCAAACGACGCAATTACTACCGCAAAGATTGCTGACGCAAACGTTACCACGGCACTGATTGCAGATGCCAATGTGACCACTGCAAAGCTTGCTAGCGATGCTGTTACCACGGCTAAGATCACTGATGCCAACGTAACCACCGCTAAGATTGCTAACGACGCAATTACTGCCGCAAAAATTGCAGCAGATGCTGTTGGATCTAGCGAGATTGCAGCTAATGCAGTTACTTCAAGTGAGCTGGCTGACGCTTCTGTTGATACTGCAGCTATTGTTGACGCAAATGTCACTACTGCAAAGGTAGCTGACTCTGCAATCACCACTGCAAAGATCAACGACAGCGCAGTTACCAGTGCAAAGATTGGTTCTAACCAAGTAACTGAAGCAAAGATTGCAGATAACGCAGTCACTACCGCTAAAATTCCTGATAGTGGTGTAACTACACCTAAGATTGCTGACAATGCTGTCACAAACGTCAAGCTTGCTGATGCTGAGCTGCGTGAACTGGCAACTATGGGGTCTACCACTGCGTCTGCACTGGCTGATCTTACGCAAGCTGAGGTTCAAATCCTAGACGGTGCGACTGTTAGCACCAACGAACTCAATATCTTGGATGGTGTCACTGCTAATGCAACTGAAATCAACCAGCTTGACGGCAATACGCTGACTAATAGCTTTACTGCTAGCAGCACAACCCAATATCCGTCGTCTAATGCCATCAGCGGCTACGTTCTTGGCCTGATGGACAACCTCGGTGGCTTTGTTGCCATCGCAAACGAGAACAGCTTCCCCACTACCAACCCTGATCCCTCTGATGATGCAGGCACTGTTGTGTCTATCTCTGATGCAGGTGGTCTGGTAGTCAGTGCATCTGGCACTGCAAGTGGTCAAACCACTGGTGGTACTGCTGTAACCATCACAGGCTTCCCGTCTGCACTGCAAAGCAGCACCCTGCCTGCAGGTCAAGGCTTGCAAGTTGTTTCTACTTCCACGCTCAACACCTATACGTACCACAAAGTCCTTGGTACAGACGCTGACATTGCACAACTGAACGATGATGTCAATGATTTCTTTGCCCGGTATCGTATTGGCACGACTAATCCTACCACAGATCTAGACGCTGGTGACCTGTTCTTCAACACGTCCACTGGCAAGATGCTGGTGTATGACTCCACTACGTCTGCATGGGAGGAGGTACAGGCTGTTGGTAACTACTTCATCAACACTCTAAGCTCCTCAGGAGGTACTGGAGGCGGCTCAGCGACGTTTAACGGCTCTGCTTATAGGTTTACCCTCAGCAACCCTGGAAGTGTCGCACAGCAGCATATCGTAAGCATTAACGGTGTCATTCAAAAGCCTAACAGTGGCACGTCACAACCGTCTGAAGGCTTTGCTATCGACAATGCTGACATCATTCTTGCTGCAGCTCCTGCTACTGGCTCTGAGTTCTTCATTGTCACTGTAGGTACTTCTGTCAATATCGGTGCTCCTAGCAACGATACCATCAATAATGCGATGGTTAAGGCTGATGCAGCCATTGCTGGCACCAAGATCAGCCCAGACTTTGGTAGTCAAAACGTTGTAACGACTGGATCGGTTGGTGTTGGAACGACGTCGCCACTTGCTTTATATCGCAGCTTGTCTATTCACGGACCAGCCAATGATCAAGGCGGTGTTCTTGATTTAGCAACAGCTAATCAGTCTTCAAGAGCATACGTATTTAACGATTCCAACGGCTTGAGCGTTCAAACCGCAACGTCTCACCCCATTCTGTTTAAGCCTAACAGCACCGAGCGCCTGCGTATAGACAGCTCTGGGCGTGTAGTTATTGGCGCAACTTCAACTCCAGTTCAATTTTCAGTTCAAAACGCCTCAACTTCGCTTGGGATTGAAGTTGACACGGCTAGTGGGTTTGCGTCTGGTCCTACCTTGCGTGGTTACCACCGTCCTGGAAGTGCCTACAAAAACTTAGGCATTACTGGTGCACAAATTATGTTTGGCATCAATGATGTAGAGAAAGCACGCATCGACAGCTCGGGGCGGTTGTTGCTGGGCCATAGCAGCAGCGTGGGTGATGACAACAACCTGCAACTTGTTGGGTCAACGGCTGATGGATCTTCAGCGACATTTTGGCGCTCTAGTTCGGATTCAGGCAATCCCCAGCTCAACTTTGTAAAAACTAGAGGTTCTGTAGCTTCTCCCTCAATTGTTTCTAGTGGCGACACTTTAGGACGCATTCGGTTTTATGGCTGGGATGGTCTTGACAGTGACAGTAGAGCCGCAGAAATTATCGCGCAAGTAGACGGAACACCTGGCGGGGATGATATGCCAGGAAGGCTCATCTTCAGCACCACAGCTGACGGCTCACGCGTCGTGACTGAGCGGATGCGAATCGACAGCTCTGGAAATGTTGGCATCGGAACCACATCCCCGTCAAAAAAGTTACACATCGATTCAAGCTCAGATCAAATACGTTTGTCCGATGGATCTGGCGGTTTTGAGTTGAGAGCTGGCAACGTATTTAAGATTTCTGATGATGGTACTGAGCGGATGCGAATCGACAGCTCTGGGGATGTGCAAGCTCGCAGGGCTAGAAGTAATACTGCGGGTGATGTTGCTCTTTCCGTTCAACCATCTGACAGCAGCATTCATTATGGGTTGAGGATTGATGCTGCAAATAACAGTCTCAATTTAGACAGAGCATCTGGTACAGCTGCCAACCTTCTGACAGTCGACTCAAGTGGAAATGTTGGCATTGGAACGTCGTCGCCTGACACAAAATTTCATTTACAAGGCGATGATAATGATTTTATCAAGCTTTCACATGCATCAAGGGCTGGCTCTTGGTTTATTGAACACAGCGGCGTTAATTCGGAAAATTTATTTTTTAGACAAAACAACGGATCGAGCACAGCTAATTCATCTCTAGTTGGTAGAGATCTACATGCTTGGTACATAAATGGCACCGAGCGGATGCGAATCGACAGCTCAGGGCGCGTTGGTATTGGCACCACCAGTCCTGGCAATCCCTTGCATATAGCGGATCAAAACCCATCAATTAGACTTCAATCCAATAGTGGAAGCTATCAAGGTCGAAATACGCTAGGACAGTACAGTAATATTTTGT